GGGCCTATATATAATTTTTACACAAAATCTGTAAACCTTTCCCCCCTAAAGTGTACGAGTAACGCACAAAAGCAACTGAATAGGCCCTTGTACAAAATTATACACCAAACCTTGACACCTAGTTTACATAATCAAAAATGTAAAGCACTTGACACTTGACACAAAGCGTGTAAATAAAATTAAAAAATAATACTTTTATATAAATATCTGTTGACTTTATTATTAATATATGAGATACTTTATATGTGAGGCAAGAATACTAAAATCCTCCTTTATTGTTATTGGATTATGTTCTTGTTTCATATATCTTTCTATAATGATGCTATCTCTTGTAGGTAGCATAGAGTAGATATAATAACTCAATTAGTAGAGTGTGGTGGCTAGCCAATTCTTAACAACCAGGACACGGGAGTTGTAGGTGCAAGTCCTACTTATATCTATTCTATGGTACTTATAAGTACTAATTGTTATAATACGAAAGGAGAAAGAAGAAAGATGAAAAAGTATGAATTAACAATTAATGAAGCAACAGGAAGTTGCGATACTGAATTATTTAAGAAAATGGCAAAGAAAGGAGATATTACAGCTAGCAAGATTGATGACTTTATAAATAAAGTTGTTAAAATAACTGGATGGGCAGAAGCTCATATTGAGACTGATGATAAAGAGTTTGATATAACTTACTACGCAACCGATGATGGATATTTCTCAACAGGTAGTAAGTATTTCAATCAATCACTTAATGATTATCTAGGGGATACGGACACATTTAAGATTTTAAAAGTTAAGACTAAAAAAGGTCATACATATAAAGCAAGTCCTATCTTTGTAAATGAGGAGAAATAATTATGAAGAATAGCGAAATTATGCTATTCTTTTTTATTATTTATAATACAATTATAACTTTAATATTTATATTGTATTATATTGATAGTAAAAGAGAATATAATAAATTAGATAAATATAATGAAGAGTTGTTTTTTGAGGTTGCAAAATTAAGAAGAAAATGCTATTCTAAAGATAAGGAGGAATAGATGGAAGAAATACTAAGTTATATTTTTCAATATGGGGTAGGAACATTATGTGTAGCTTATTTAATTTATTTTCAAAGTACAACGATGAAAGATATGAATAATACATTATTAAAAATGATAGAAACTTTAAATGGTATTAATACACGTCTTTCTATTATTGAAGATAAATTAGAAAAGAGAGGAGAATAATATGTTTAATAATGAAGAAAAAGAAAAGGTTGATAATTTTATTTCTTATCTAGATAGCTTTGAGGAAGATATAAAAAAAAGAATTGAATCTTTAAAAAGAATTGATAGTTTGTTAGGAACTAATAGCTTTGAAGAAACAACTAAATGGAAAGTAGAGGGTAAAGATGAAATTCAAGATAGGAGATAAAGTAAAAATTAATGGTGATTTATACGTATCAAGTAATGCAATGAAACCTGTTAGTAAAGTAAGTAATAAAGTAACTTATATTACTAGAGTAGCAAAGGGTAGTAAACATCCTTATAATACTACAGGTGATTTAGGATGGATGGATGAATCATCTATTAAATTATACAAAGAACCAACACCTGTTTATGAATGTGAAATTGAGTTAACAGATAAAGACGGATTAATAGATTATTTAAAAACTCATAAAGAAAAAATAGTAATGATAGATAGTGAAGAATTAAAGAAAGTATTAGGATTATGAGAGCAGGTCAAACATTAAGAGATGAAAATAATAAACAAGTAGCTTTATTTCCTTTAACTGGATTTCATGTATCACAGTCTGATAATGGAACATACTCACATGGTGGCGGACAAGTATATTGGGCAACTGATTATTTACCTTGGGGATCTAATGGAAGAATATATAGAGGTCCATGTTACGCACCCGTTGATATAAAATGTATATGGCTAAATAGAACAGAGTGTGTTGCTGTATGGGAAAGTTTGGAAAGAGTACATCTTGCTAATGGAATGATAGATTATTTAACGATTACTGTTTATCATGACAATGATGTTGAAAATGGTATTACTCAAGTTGGAACAGTTAAGCGACAAGGAGAGATATTTAATAGAAGTGGTACTGGCGGTGTAGTTTCAGGTGATCATGTCCATATCGAGACTGGATATGGTAGATATAATAGTTCTTCAAGTAGTGCATCAGGAACAGCTGAATATAAGTATCACATAACAGATTATACAACACCTAAACGACTTCATAATTATGATGCTTTATTTATTAATGACACAATTCCACATGATTCACCAAGTTATTATAATTGGAAAACATATCAAGGAGGTATAACTCCAACATATAAAAAGTTTAAGTTTAAATGGGTATTATATGCCAATAAATTAAGAAATGGAGGGAGATAATTTATGGTAACAATTTATAACATTAAAAAAAGCGAGATGATAAATCATCCAAACGGAGAAGTATTTTATTTATTAGAACTTCGAGGCTTATCAACTGATGAAAAGCCAACAACTATTGAAAATGGCACAATTGAAAATGGTAGTGTATTTATTGAAATAGATACACAAGAAGTGTTTATTTATGATGGTGAAAATGAAAAATGGCTTCCTGAAGCAGAAGTATCAAACAGTGAAGAATCAAATAGTGAAGAAGATAATAAAAAAGATGATTCTGAAAGATAGGTAATAATATGAATTTATTTAATTATTTAATGAATAAAAATGGTAAGATTTTAGTTGATAATAATCACATGTTAGAATATTTATTAAATAAATCAGGAATAGAAAAAGAAGCATCAGGAACAGAAATTAATATAACAGATGTAACGAAAACACATATAATAAAATTAACCTTAGATAAAGAAAGTATACAAGATGGAACTCCTACATCTACTAATCCAATTGAAATTGAAACAGTAAAAGATAATGTTGAAATAACAGTAACTAATGGAACTACAGCAAGAAATTACAATATACCTTTAGGAGATAATGAAATATGTGGTATAGGCGATTATAAAGACGAGTTAATTGTTGATAGTGATGGACATTGTTATATTAATAAAAAAATAGGAAAATCAATATTTGACGGAATGGAGTCAGGTTATTCACTTTTTAGAACAAAAACTGATACAATATATTGGGAATGTAATCAAAGTATTTTTCAACAAGCAGAAAGCTCAAATTATAGTCCTGTAGCTTTATGTAACTATTTAAAAGCAGAATCTGGAAATAATTTATTTGTTAATGAAATTGAGGGATTTACCTTTACATCTAATAAATTTAGATTTAGTCTAGATAAAACAATCGCAACTAGTGTTAATGAATTAAAAACATGGATAAGCTCACATAATTTAATTATATATGGGTTATTAAAAACTGAAAATATAATTGATTTAAACTATATTGTTGATATAAAATTATTTAAAGGAACTAATAATATAACAAATAGTGATGATATGAATATGTCTTTAATATATAAATAAAATGTCATTATTGACATTTTTTTCTTTTTATATTATTATGAAAATAGAAAGGAGAATTGAAAAAATAATGGCAAAATTAACTAAAGAAGAATTAATTGCAAAAATTAATGAAAGATTAGCTGATAACTCTGAACTTGCAGTTGAACTAATGGAAGATGTAACTGATAGTATGGAAGATGCTCCAGTAACTAATGAATACGAAGCAAAATATAATGAACTATTAGAAAGATATAAACAAAGATTTATATCACCAGAAAAAGCTGAAGAAGAGTTAAAAGGTGAAGAAACAGTAGATGCACCGGCTGAAGAAGAAAAAGTTATAGATGTAGAAGACATCTATGAAGAAAAGAAGGAGGATGAAGAATAATGGCAAAAAGTACAAAAACAGTAATTAAGTCAAGAAGTAATGCTGAACTTTTGAGTTATATAATTAATCAAAATCCAGTATTAAAAGAAAATCTTGATTTACCAGTACAAGGACAAAGTATTGAACCTATTGGAAAATTAATAATGGGTAATAAAGTATATCGTAATGCTTTTATTAATACTATTAACTTAATAGGTTTAACAGTAATTAAACGTAATGGATGGGAAAATCCATGGGATTTTACAAAACGTGGAACTTTAAGATTTGGTCAACATGTTCGTGAAATGATCGCTGATTTATGCAATGTATATGATTATAATGAAAACTTTAGTGATAAAGATAGATTCTTACAAACAGTTGTTCCTAATGTATTAAGTTATATTCATGAAGTAAACTTCCAAAAATTCTATCAAACAACTACAAGTGATTCTCAACTTGCTATGGCATTTACAACTGAAGATGGATTATACGATTTAATTTATCAAATAGTAGGAATGCTTTATGAATCACTAAAATATGATGAATATTTAGTTGATAAATATATGTTATGTCGCCGTATTGTTGATGGAACAGTAACTAGTATTGATTTAGTAACTAATGGAAAAACTACAAGAGAAATTGTTTCTCAAATGAAGTCAGTTGCTAATAAGATGATTTTCAGAAGTCCTAACTATAACCCAGCAGGTATTAGAAAAGCTGATACTTTTGAGAATCTAATCACAATTATGACAGCTGATTTTGAGGGAGCTATGTCAACTGAAGTACTAGCAACTTCATATTTTAGAAATGATGCTGAGTTAAGAACTAACTTAAAATTAATTGATGATTTCTCAGAAACTGATTCTGAAAGACTTACTGAATTATTAGGTACTGCTTATGTTCCATTTACAAGTGCTGAAAAAGCAGAACTTGCTAAAGTAAAAGCAGTTATAATTTCACGTGAATGGTTTATGGATTATGTATATGCGCTTGATACTGAAAGCGATATGAAAGAAACTGAATTCTATAATCCAACTACACTTGAAAATAATCATTTCTTACATGCTTGGAGAGTATTTAGTACATCACCTTTTGAACAAGCTGTAGTATTTGTTGATGATACAACACCAGCAGTAAGTAGTGTTAGTGTAAGTCCAGCAAGTGGAACTGTTTTACAAGGACAAAGTCTACAATTATCAGCTTCTGTTGCAACTGTAGGTTTTGCTAATAAAGCAGTAACATGGTCTGTAGTAGATTCTACAACTAGTGAAGCTGTAGAGGGTGTAACTATTAATGAAGAGGGTTTATTAAAAATAGCTTCAACTGTAGCTAATGACTTGACATTTACTGTAACAGCAACTTCAGTTTATGATCCAACAGTATCTGATACAGCAACAATTTCTACACCAGTAACGCCAACACCATAAGAGTGTTATAAATAAGAGGGATAACACATCCCTCTTTAATTTTTATAGAAAGGAAGTATTAATAAAAACATGGGAAAAAGAAATGTAAGAACACAAATGAGCAACTTAAAAACTGTGGAAATGTATAAAAAACAAATGATAAGTCTTGCATGTAATGTGTTTAATTTTAAAAACTTACTTGAAGTAGCTCCATTTATGGACTTAAGTTATGTAAATAGAGAATTAGTGCATAAAGGTAGTATAGCTTTTTTCGTTGATGAGTATTTAGGGCTTTTGGCACTTCCTTATGTTAATATGGGAAGACTTGACTTGTATGGTCGACCAATTGACATTCAAGTAATAGGAAAGAATGGATATACTAGACAACTTAAATTTGGTGAGTATGTTATCATGTATGATAATATGACTAGATATCCTTTAATTTATGATATATTAGAGTATAGTAATCGTGTTGCAAGTCTAACCAGAACAATTGATATCAATACAGTGCAACAACGTACGCCAAGAATATGGAAAACTAAAACTGAAAATTTGAAAACTATTCAAGATGTTATTGATGGAATAGATAGTAATAATGAAGCAATAGTAACTTATGACAATTTGGAACTTGATGATACAACAGTAGTTCTTGAACCAGCTCCTTATGTATCTGATAAGTTATCAGAACTTAAAGATAAAATATGGAATGAGTTTTTAAGACTTATTGGTATTGCTAATACATCATTTCAGAAAAAAGAACGTAATATTCAAGATGAAGTATTTATTTCTCAAGCTGGAACTATTGCAAGTAGGTACACTAGATTTGAAGCAAGGAAAGAAGCTATTGATAAAATGAATAATAAATGGGGATTTAAAATTGAAGTAGAGTATTATGATGGACTTCCAACTACATTAACAAGTCCAGAGAATGAATATAATAGCGAAACTTCTGAGGAGGTATATGATGATCGAGAGACTAACAATGTGGAATAGTTTAGATGCACAATATGTAATGAACCCTATACCACCAACTTTATATAGTATTTTAAATTCAATTGCTAACTATGATAATCCAACTCAAACTAAAATTAGAGATTTAGCTAGAGTAACACATTCTAAAGTATTTGATTTTGATTATGATCTATCTAGTGCTATTAATAAAGATGAGTTTGAAATTGAAATACTTAATCACTATATGATGAGAAGAATAGGATTTGAAACTTTTACAGCTTTTCAGTTATATTTAGAAAATAAATTAAAAGAAATATTACCTTATTATAATTTGATGCTAGATGCTTTTAAAGACTATAACTTATTTAATAACGGTGAAGTTATAAGTCGAGTTAAGAGTGATACAAGAAACACAACTGGAACTAGTAATAGTGATGGTGAGAATAGATTATCAGAATATCCCCTAGATGAACTTGATGATTTAACTGATGGAAAGTATGTTTCCACTCAAAATACAAGTAAAGTAAATGCTAATAATACTACAAATGATGTAGGAAGTGAAAATGAAAGAATAGAAAGAAGTCCAGTTGATAAGATGAGTATATATAAAGCATATCTAGAAACTAGAGAAAGTGTTATGAGTATGATTTATAAAAAACTTGATATTTTATTTTATGGACTTGCAGAATAGGAGGTAGATTATGTTTAAGAAATGGATATGTCAAAATAGAAATTGGGTATTTCAAAATTTTCCTTTTTTAGAAAATGATTTTGATGCTTTAACTGATTATGAACTTTTTTGTAAAATGGTAGAATATGCTAAAAGTCTAGCTATTTCAAATGATAAATTTGTTAGTGATTTAAAATCTAATTTAGATACTATGTATAATGAAGGTAAATTTGATAGTTTTATTGAAGAAATTATTAATTTACAAACAACATTTACTTTTGATAGTGTAGCTGATATGAAAAGTGCTACCAACTTAATAGATGGATGCTATGCTAGAACTTCAGGATTCTATTCATATAATGATGGTGGAGGAGCATTTTATAAAATAAGACAATTAACTAATATTGATATTATAAATGATAAAACAATTGTTTCATTATATGATAATAATTTAATAGCTGAATTAATAAGTTTTAATATAAGACCTGAAATGGTAGGCGCTTATGGTGATGGAATACATAATGATAGTGATTCATTACAATGTTGTTTTGATAATTTTAACAATATTGAATTTGGAAATAATAAAACATATCTTTTAGAAACACCTTTAATAATTTCAAATGAATATTATAAAGTAAATGGTAATAACTCTAAATTATACGCTGATTTTACGCAAGAAAATCCAATCATTAATGGAGTTAATATGGAAGAAGGATTATTTGAAAATATACAATTTGAAGGTGGTATAAACACTGGTGGTATATTAGTTAAAATAAGTGATAGTGGAAATGTAAAAGTAAATAATTGCAAATTTTATAATTTAGGATTATATGGTGTATCTTATGCTCAGCATGTTAGTAATTCATATTTTTATAATTGTGCTTGCAAAACTGGTAATAACAACGGCAACGGTATGATTTATGCTGGAAAAGATAATGTTATATATGAAAATAATGAGTTTTATGCTTTAGGTGGTGATGCGTTAGACCACTGTATATATGCTGGTGGATCACATCATGAAAATATAATGATACTAAATAATAAATGTATAGCATTAGAAGGTTGTTCACAAGGTCCTCTTTTAGCTTTATATCCTAGTGAAGAAAATATCGAAATACATGATAATTGTATAGTAAAAGGCAATTTATTTGATTATAGAAACGGATTAAATGGTAGAGCAAGTATTGTATTGCAAGTAAAAAACACCATTTTTGAAAATAATATTTCTTATGGTGTTAGTACATCTACACCATCTATATGGCTTTATGAAGTTGAAAATTCAAATATTTCTAATAATATTTTTAATAGTGGTTATTTAAAATTCACCCATGTAAAAGATACAAAATTTGATAACAACCAACTTAATGATTGCTCTAATCTATCTCTAGATGGTACTACAAATAGCTCCTTAGATAATTTAACTATTAGTAATAATAAATTTAATCAAACACCAATTATTCAAGGTGAATATGCTAGTAATATTGAAATTATAGGAAATATATTTAATAATATTAATGGCAGTGCTATTAATATGAATAAATCTAGTTATGCTTCATCTAATGTTAAAATAATTAATAATATTATTAAAAATGCAAGTGAGTATGGTATTATATGCAGATATATAACTCAAGTTATGATTATAGGAAACACTATAATTGATACTGAAAATTATGAAATATCAAGAGGTATTGATGTCCAATATGATGGAAATTATGCCAATAGTATAATAGCTAATAACAATGTAATAGGTACTACATTAGAAGGTTATTCTAGTCTTATATTAGCTCAAAGAACAGGAGCTATTGTAAATAATAACTACGGTAAAGAATTAAGTAATGGTATGTTAACAGCATACCCAGAAAATCAAGTAGGAGACTTAATAGAAAATCATACACCATATTATATAGGTGAATTATTAAATCTAAATGGTGTTATATATGTAGCTAAAGGTGTATCAGGAGCTAGTGACTGGGTACAAATATCAAATTAAAAAGAGCTTAAAGCTCTTTTTTTATTTCATGTGAAATTAAACGATTGGATTAGATATTGTATAATTTCCAATATCATTATAATTATGAAATATTGTAACACCTTTTCTAAATATACTATTTATTTCTTCAAGTGCATTAGCTGGTATATTACCATGAACTAACTCATCCATACCACCAACTTTAATAAAGTTGAATTTACTTCTAGAGTTTAAATTAGGTGTTTTTACTTCATTAACACGATACCCGAATCTTGATAGATATTTGTCAATAATAATCGCATTCTCTCTTTTTATAGACATTTTATAAATATTAAATGTTTGTCTTCTTGAATAAACTAAATCACCTTGATTAACACCACCTTTAGCAGATGCTGGTTGTAAAGAATGCTCATATATAGTTGCCATAGTTCCAGCTATACTACTAAAACCAGTAACAGCACCTCCTATATTTCCAGTTAATAAACTACCTCCAACATTTATGATATCTTTAGCAGTCGATAGTGCAATATTAACTGAGTTTTGTGTCAACCAATTTGTAAAAGAATCACTAATCCATCCACATGTAGGCAATTTAGAAGCGTCTATTCCATGTAATTTATTGTCAGTTGTTACAGTACTAGCACCTTTAAAAGCATAATCAAGAGGATACATTTTAATAGAGCAACCTACCCCAATAGAGCCAAAAATTTTAAAATCACATGTATTCCCATTAAACAATTCATAATGATAATCTTTAGTAGTTCCTACATTATTAGTAACATTAAAATAACAATAAGGGAAGGTTAGTAATTTTTTATTAACTGGAACATAATTGTTATCTAAAAATTGTGATTTTTGAATACTTACATTACCTATTTCAGTTGCGTAATTTGAATCAGGCATATAGGCAAATTCAAAAGAATAAGGTATATCAGAACTTACTGGTACTGTTGTAAAACTAGAATCAGGAATATTAACAAGAGCTTTAGGAATTATAAAAACACAATATATATTACTGCTAGACAAATTCTTTTCAGTATTTCTTATGTATTTATCAAGATTTAATCCATTTTTAAATACTAAATAACGTAATCCAGAATTGATACCACTATATATTTTTTGATCATCAGGAACCGTAAAACCCGAACCTAATCCCATTTCACTAACCCCAGCAACTAACCATGTTTCAGCTAAATAGAACATTTCATTTAAATAATCAGGATCAGAATTATTATTTGTTTGTGTAATGTACTCACCTAATTCAAGATTTTCAGGTATAGTATGAAGTCCTATTGTGTCATCACTTACATGCTCTCTTTCAATAAAAACTTGATTAAGATTAAATCTAGAGTACCACGTTGAAAATACATCTATTTGAAATGTTATTTCGGTTGTTGCTGGATTTAAAAGTTTTACATCAGTAACCCAGCCAAAAAACCATTTATTACCATATTTTTTATTTTTATATGCTATATAATTAGCATAAATACAGTCTTCATATCTTGCTGATACATTAATAATATTATCTCTAACACCTACAATTTTATAATTTGTTCCTGTATATATAGCATTTTGTCTGCACAAATTTACCATCTGTTCTTCATTATAGGATAAAACATTTTCGTAGTTTTTGTCCATCTTGATACCACTACATAATATTATTTCGCTATCTGTCATAATCAAATATCATCTCCCTACTATCTTCTATTATAAATAATTTTTTTGAGTATTTCAACTTTCTTTTAAATTTATCCATATCGTATTCAGTTTCAAAGTATTTAAAAAATTGCTTTTTTGTATCAACTACTTGTAATAATAAATATAATTTATTCATCTTCTACCTCTTTTTAATATTGCAACAAGAATAATCTTTTTCAATATCAGTTTCTTCAAAAATAACATAGTTATTTTTTTCTATAAACCAAAACTTTTGTAAATGTTTTTGTAAATCAAAGTAGTTTTCAAATAATTTAAAGTTATAACGATAATAGTCTTCATATTTATTATCTCTTTCTCTTGTATATAAAATATATCTTTTACTCATATTATCTCCTATTTATTTGTAAACAACACATTAAAAACACCCCTAAAATAATACCTAAAATAAAATTAATCATATTATCTCCTTATACTAAAATCTATTACTTGTTTAAAATCGGTGCCAACTAAATCTGTCGCATAAAATATTTTATCTTCTCTAAATGTATTTAAAAGTTTTTGTAAATTATCATTCTTAATTGTTATATCATAGATATTTCTTTGATAATAAATACTAGGTTGTATAACATCAGTAAACCTCACTAACTTATTATTAAAATCTTTTTCTGTAGGATAAATAAACCAACACACATCTTTTGTTTCTTTATCTTGTAAAAACTCCCCTAAAAATTTAAAATTCTGATACATAAATCCTATTCTATACATGATATTATATTCTTTTTTACTCTTAGGTAAATGAGGTTGTGGGCTTGATTGCCACGAACCATCATTCATCATATCTTTATTCCATCCTATTGTATGACTAGATGTTCCAGTTGATTCGCAATACTCAATAGCAAGTTTTACAATATCACCCTCTCCTGCTTCAATTTCTTTAATCTCTATTGTTCCTTGCTTTTGTTTTGCTATTATATTACTTAATCCCCACTCATAAAGATAAGGACATACACGAGAAATGGTATTTCCTATTAACCATAGTTTAGTTGTTCCTCGTTTACGATCAACAGTAGCATAAAAGTTCATTAGTTTAGTAGGCTCATTAGATAAATACCTACTTCTTGTCATAAACTCTTCGAAGATAATATCCTCTACATCCAAGAAACTTCCACCTGCATAATTTTGTTCAGTAGAAAGTGCAACAGCATATCCTATCTTTTCTCCTCTTGTTATTTTAAATTTTTCTGAATCAAAATTACTTAAAAAGATTTGTTTACGATATGTTGTTATACAATTATATTTTCCTTTAGTTAATTTTTCAACATCTACATCTTCAAAATACTTTTCTATTTTTTCGTTAGTTATTTCTTCACGAAACCTTCGCATAAGAATAAATCTTTTACCTGTTTCTAAATACTTTATAACACCACGTTTATGCTTCACCTGATAAGATTTACCATTACTTCTTTCTCCCCAACATATATTAATATCAGCATTTTGATTTACTAAATTATCAATATTATAATGTTTTATTTCTCTTTTCACATCTTTTCTAACTCCTTTATTTTATCTAAACATTCTTGGCAGACACCCCAACTAAATCCTTGTTGATTTATTCCTTTTAATTTTTGTAAATCAATTAAAAATTTTTTTAATTCATTCCAATTATTATCTTTTCTTTGGAGTTCTTGCTGTAATTTATATAAACAACTTCTTGTTTCTTGCATTAATTGTTCTAAATAGTTAAATTCGTTAACCCATCCACTTTCAAATATTTTTTCTATTCTTTCTTCTAGTGGTATTTCTTTTTCTTTCATTTCTTTATCACTCTACCTTTTCCAAAAAATTGCTACTTGGTTTTTTGCTATAATAAATAAAAGTATTATTTTTATTATTTCTACTATAATATTAAATATTTCCATACTTACTCTACCTTTTCTATTCTTGATTTATAATCTTCTAATTCTTTTTCTTGATTTTCAAAAGCGTCTAATACAGTTTCCATAAAATTACCCATAACATTTGCTAAATCATTTTTAAATAATCTTGTTGCCCCTTTTTGTAATTTTAATTCATTTATTAGCATTTCATTTTCTTGTTGTAAATTAGTTATGTAATCTTTTAAAAAAGTGCATCTATTAGGTGTAATTGTATAATCAAATACACCACTTGCAAATTCTAAATCTCGTAATATTTGTTTTATGTCATCATTCATTATATTTCCTCAACTTCTTCTAATTCATGCTTATTAATTATCTCCAAACTTACCATATTATTATAAATACCTTCTATACCTTCTTTTAATTCTTTTAACTCTTCTTTTAATAATTCATTTTCTTTTTTTAATTTAAAATTTTCTTCTAACAGTTTATCTGTTGTTTCTCTACATTTTTTACTACAATATAAAGTATCTCTAATATCCATTATATCATCTCCCTTAACATTCTATTTTCTTTTTCTAACTTTGTTAATAACTCATTATATAAATATAATGTAATTAATTTTTCACTATTTGTTACATCTTTTGTAAATAAACTAGCTAATTCCTTTATTGTTTCTTCTTTTACTTTTCTTAAATTCTCATCACTAGTTTTTCCTGATACTATATTTTGTTGAATCACACCTGCTTTTTTGCATATATCATTCATTTTTATTCCTCTAAATTCTTTTATAAATTCATAATCTGTCATAATTCCTCCTTAAATATTGCTCTTTTTGAACTTTCTTCTGTTAATAAATTTACGTAATCGTATGATTTACCTAGTACATATGAACATGGTAATAAAGCACATCCTGTTTTATCATTATTTATATAACTATTTCCCTCATAATCAACTATTAAATCAGGAAATTGCTCATCAATATAAACTAATGTTTGTTTACCTGTAATTTCACTTTTAAACTCAAATCCATCATTGAATTCAGATAAATCATGTAGTGCTAATGCTCCTTTTTCTTTTGGAACACCAGCAACTGTTATACCTATTACACCATCTATTTTAGTGGCATATCTCTTTGCTCCTTGATGAATAAACTCATCATAGGTATATCTTCTTCCTTTTTCTGTTTCACATTCAAACACCCCTAATAAATGTTCTTCCCCCTTAATATCTTTTGGCGAGTATCTCTCATAAGGAATATTTAATAATTTAGAAACATATCTAATTCTTTCTTTAACATTTTTATTATAATCTTTAATTATATTTTTGTCATATCCATTTCTAAGTTTACAACTATCCGTATCACTATAAAGTAAATATTCATCCAACTTTAATATGTTATTTTCAAGATTAGTTCTGGCTATTGCAGTACACCAACATCCCCAAGAAAACTCTAAAAAACCTTTTTTCTTATTTTTATTAAGTCTTTCTATTATATCTTCATTAGTAAGTTCTTTTTCTTCCCATCCTAAATCATTATCATATATTACATCGTCTCTAATAATTGACGTAACACACATTCCATAAATGCTATTTAAAAGTGCCTTTTCTCTTGCATACTCAACTCTTTTTTCTTTAACACCTTTAAGTTTAGTTTTATTAACATATTTATCTAAGATAAAATTAATTAACATTTTAGGAAGAAAATCATACATAGCATAGTAACTTTCTATTATTTCATATTCACCGCTATACGCTTTTAAAATAAAGTTGAAATCAATATCAGTCAATACTATTTCTATTTCAGAAGCTGAAATTAATCTACCATTATCGTATCTAGCACCTTTAATATAACGACATTTACTACTAGATATAAATGTATTCCAGTATTTACACTCTAAATTATAAAATCTAACTACTAATAAATAAGCATATAATCTAAACATATCATCCTTTGTTTTAACATTACATTTATGAAATTCAGTCATTGGATAACGAAAACACGTTAAACAAAAAGGGTAACTTGAGGTAAAGTCATAACTATCTACATTTTTTATAATATCTCCAGTAAACATATAAGAGCCATGTGTATAACCTCCTTGATAAGCTTCATAAAGTAAGTTCATAATATGAGGATTACTATTAATAGCTCTTTTTGTTTTTCTTCTATATGCATAATTTTTATATGCTAATTGCTGTAATTCTCTTCTTACTTTACCTGTACTAGTTATAGGAATCTTATTTACTTGAACATACGTCATTAATTCTAATTTAATATAATGATATAGAACTAAACAGTCATTCTCACAATAAGATAATTCCTTTTCTGTTAATGATGTTTTAGGTGTTCTTATTATATTGTAATCTAAGTTACCCACTAACTTTTTAACTTCTAAATTGTATGTTTTTGATAAATTATCCAAAGATAAATTACTCATCATTAAAGTGCATCTACACTCAAAATTAAAATCTTCAAATGTTGCTTTAATTACTTTTCTTTTAGTTCGTGCGAATACATCTTTAAAGTTAAACTGACTTCTTAAAAACTGAAATTCCCATGCAAAATTATGAATAAATAATATTTTCATCTCAGGTATATTGTTATTAATAGTTTTTAAAAATTCTCTTAACTCATCCCATGTTCTGCCATAATATACAATATCATTAATACTAAACATCCAAATATACATGATAGAGTGATACTCTAAATCTTGTTTTTCTTTATCAGTAAACTTCTCATAACTTTTAGCATCATAAATTTTACCGTGATATTTTAAATAACTTGTTGTTTCTATATCAAATGTATAAATATTATTATCATATTTTTTATTTTTAAATCTACCTACTAGAAATGAATCATGATTTTTATATTCTTTATAATGAATCATTTCATATATAAATTATATATGTATCTTAAATATTCTTTTACATCTTCATCATTGATATTAGCATCTTCCGAAAACAATTCAGCGAATTTATCATAACTTAAATTTTGTTCTTTAGCTTGAATAAGTCTAGCCCACGTTTCTGATGGGTCAAATGTTTGTGTCATATCACGTCTTTCTTTATCTTCCACTATATTATAAAGTCTTCCAACTTCTTCATCTGTAAGATTCTTTGTTATTAATTCTCCGTTTTCTCCTGTTTCTAATTTACTAAAATGAGATTTTAAAGCTTCTTTAGTATTTTTAATAGCTTGCCTTGCACCTCTTACTGTACTAGTTTTATTTTGTGTATTAAATTCTTTTACAGCTTGTTCAATATACTTTAATTTAACATCACTCATTCGTTTATTAATTCTAATATTACCATAACGAGTTAGTGCTAATACCTTCGGGTCTTCTAGTTTATTATAAAGACCAATTGTAGCCCAACTTCTTTCACCAAAAGTCTCTGTTAATCTTGTTATTCTTTGATTAGCTTTTCTTACTTCCTTCTTAAGATTATCATAATCTTTTAAAGTGAATAATCTAGATTCTCTTTTAGCCATTTTATCCTCCTATTTCAATTATTCTTAACATATATAAATAAATTGTTATTAACATAATATCACATAATACCATATCAAATAATAACCATTTAATCCAACTTCTTATTCGCATGTTTCTTTTCTCCTTTCTTTAGTTGCCATCTTCTTAATTCATCCATTAATCTTTGCAACATTTTTTCATTAGCCATTTATAATCACCCCACGAGAATAGTATCTCATATATTAATATTAACTGCAAGTATTTTTTATAAATTTATATTAAAAAATTATTTTATTTACACGCTTTGTGTCAAGTGTCAAGTGCTTTACATTTTTGATTATGTAGACTA